AAGCCTTACTTTTGGAATATCTAATACTAACGCAGTTAAAGTAGATAGCACTTCTGTAGCTGATGACGAGTACGCTAGGTTCACATCTAGTGGTTTAGAAAGCAGAAGCACTTCTGAGGTTCTGTCTGACATAGGTGCTATTACAGCAAGCTCTACAGATACACTTACAAACAAAACAATAAATGCTTCGCAACTTTCTGGAACGGTAGCTAATGCAAGACTAGATGCACAACTACAAGACGTTGCTGGTCTTGCTGTAACAAACGGTAACTTTATTGTTGGTGACGGAAGTAACTTTGTAGCAGAGTCAGGTTCTACTGCGAGAACATCATTAGGTTTGGGGACTGCCTCAGTATTAAACACAGGCATTTCTAATACGAATGTTCCCAAGTTTACTAGCGGTGTAGCAGATAATGATTTCTTACGAGTAGACGGCACTGCTATTGAGGGACGTTCTGCTTCTGAAGTATTGTCCGACATAGGTGGACAGGCTTCTCTTACATTTGGAATTAGCAACACAAATGCAGTTAAAGTAGACAGCACTTCAGTTGCAGATGACGAGTATGCTCGTTTTACAGCTAACGGATTAGAAAGCAGAAGCACGAGTGAGGTTTTATCTGATATAGGTGGTATATCTGCTAGTTCTACAAGCACTCTTACAAACAAAACTCTTACAACTCCTGTGATTAATGGTTTTAGTGGCACAGGCGATGCAAGCATTATAGGCAATCTTACTATCACCTCAACAGATACCGGTTCTACTGTAGCACCCAACTTAAAATTAAAAAGAGATAGTTCATCTCCTGCTGATAGCGATTTTGTTGGTCAAATTGATTTTTTAGCTGAAAACAGTGCAGGAGAAGAAATAAATTATGCCAAAATATTTGGCAAAATAACAGATGTTACTGATGGTACTGAAGATGGCAACCTTATTTTTAATATTATATCAGCAGGGTCAAGCACTACTCATTTTACTATAAAGGGTAATGGTGCTACTACATTTACTAATAAAGATGTTTTACTCAGCACTGGTGTTGATTTATTATTTGAAGGTTCATCAGCAAATGCTCACGAAACTAAAATTACTCCTACAAATCCAACTCAAGATAATACTTTAACATTACCGAACATCAGCGGTACTTTTATTACGACAGGTAACTCAGACACACCCACCACCACAACATCAAGCGGTGATGCAGACTTTGTGCTTGTAGATGATGGTGGTACAATGAAAAAAATCACCCCATCTAATCTTGGTATCACAAGTGGGGGTACAACAGCTGCTTTCGCAACAGCAATGGCAATGGTATTATAATGGCACAAGATTTTGAAAGAAACATAGCAAGAAACATAGGGACTTCCGCTAGTACCTTGCGCACAGCTAACTCAGATGATGCAATCATAGGTATTAATCTTGCAAACGTGCATACCTCGCAGATACTTGTTAGTGTGTATATCACAGTCAGTAGTGCTGATTATTATATTATAAAAAATGCACCTATACCAACAGGTAGCACTTTACAGGTGTTAGATGGTGGCGCAAGAATAACCTTGGTGAGTGGGGACGCTTTAAAGGTTATAAGTAATACGGCAAACAGTGTGGATGCGTGGATATCTGTTGTTGATGCTATAAGTACATAGGAGATGTTATGCCTTATATCGGTGGTCAACCAACAGCAAACTTTGTAGATATACCAGCCGTAGAGCGGTTTAATGGTAATAATTCTACTACGTCTTTTACATTATCTAGAACAGTAGGAAACGACCAAGATATTGTTGTTTCTGTTGATGGTGTTATTCAAGATACAAATAAATATAGCGTAAGTGGTACGACACTTAGCTTTAGCACCGCACCTTCTACAGGTACAGGTAATATCTTTGTAAACTTTCTTGGCCTTAATATAGCCACAGTTACACCCCCCACAGCTAATAAGTCTGACTTTGTTGGTGGCGGTATGTTTCGCGTGAATGATAAGACAGTAGGTTCTAATGTTACGATAGGTGGCGCAGAAAACGCTAGTGCTACTGGTCCTATTACAGTTAACTCTAATATCACTCTTCAAGTAGAAGATGGTGGTACGTTGGTGATAATATGAGTACATTAAAAGTAACAACGATACAAACATCTGCTGGTGGTGCGGTTACGCTTACTAGGCAAAGTGCAGCAAAGGCTTGGATTAGATATAATGGTACTAGTCTAACAGGTAATGCCGACTTAGCAGGAGTAGATGATTCTTTTAATTATACTTCAGTAGTAGATGGTGGCACGGGTACATACACTTTTACTTTTACAAACAATATGTCAAGCGTTAACTGGTCTGGTAGTGCTTTAGGAAAACATGATGATGATTCAACCAATAATGCTGATAATAGACAAAGTATTCTTATGCATGCAATAACGGCTTCTAATTTTATTACTTTGGCTAGTGAAACTTCAGCAGCTACATTAAATGATTCAGCACTTGGTCATAATCAAGTATTTGGAGACTTAGCATGAGTGAGATAAAAGTAGACAAAATCTCAGGCAAGACCTCTGCTAATGCTATTACAGTAACAGGTGAGAATGGTAGTACGCAAACATCTTTGCAACAGGGGTTAGCAAAAGCTTGGTTACGTGCTAATGGAACGGGAACAGTATCTAATACGGATAGTCTTAATGTTTCAACATTTGAAGATTCCGCTACTGGAGTTTATAAAGCAACTTTTACCAACGCTATGGGAAATACAACATATACTGTAATCGGAACATCAGCAGAAGGTGACAAAGCACAACCTAGATGTGTTGCCTGTGGAACAAGTAGTGATACAGGATATTTAGCGGCTTCTTATGGGTTTGTTACTGTACGTATGGACAATCAAAACTTAGATGATATGGACTTAACAGCAACCTGTGTTCACGGAGACTTAGCATGAGTACCTTAAAAGTAGATAATCTCTTGTTAGCAGATAAAAATAAAGGTACTGGTAGAATACTTGAGATGGTTACTGCTACTTTGCATAATTCTAGCACTACTACTGTTGAAAGTTTAAGCGGAACTTATACGTTTGACATAGCTAGTAATCAAGAGTTGACAACTTCTTATGCCGAAATATCGGGTTCAAAAATTTCTTATGTACCCCCAGAAGGTACTAAAAGAGTTAATTATAGTTTTAATTTTTGTATAAGTGCGGCAGATGGAACAGATGGAATAGCGTCAATTAAACTTTTCATAGATGGTTCTGAGGTTACTAATCAACCAAGAACTGCGGCATCTTATAGAAATACAATGTGTGCTTGTGAATATACTTTTATTTGTAACTCTAGTTCAGAAATATTTGATAGGGGAATTTTTAATTCTTGGACTACTGCAAAAGAAATACAACTACAAGCAATGGAACACGCTGAAAGCACAACAGCAGAGATACATGAATGTAGGTCTTTTGGAGGTTCTACCCAAAATCTTTTCATTCCACCTACACTAACATTAACAGCGATAGGATAAATAATGGATACACCACAATTTCAAGGCACACATTTATTTGACAGGTTATGTTGGGCTAAAGAAAACCTAGACGGAGTGCAGTCAGACTACCGTGTAGTATATGAGGACAGCATAGACGCATGTGCAAAGATACTTGTGCCTGACCCAAACTGGATGGCTTGTGCATTGCAAGGTGGCATACTTCCACCAGTGTGGGTGTATTGGGAACTAAAGAAAGATGAATCACAACCTGACTTCAAGAAACATACTCGTGGTTATTTACTACATAACACAGAACCAATGGAAGCTATGACTGAAGAACAGGCAATAGAATACCTAGTTCAGAAGGATGTGCCAGAGCATGTCTGGAAGAATTGGGATGAAGGTAATCGTCCTAAGATGGTTATCTGTAGGAAGAATCAACTTCCTGCAACTAGAGAATGGCGTAACTCTTGGCGCATCAGCGAAGAAGTTACCGTTGAAAAAGAAGCGGCTTAAATTATAGGAGTATTAAAATGGCTGTAACAACTTACATTGTTGACAAGGACGGTAATAAAGCTAATTCCGCTAGTGTTACTAAACCTTCAGACAGAAACTTTCGTGACGCATGGACACTTTCTGGTAATGTAATATCAGAAGACCTAACCACTGCAAAGACAATTTTTAAAGATAAGATTAGAGAAGTTCGTGCGCCTCTACTTGAAGCAGAAGATGTTGTATATATGAAAGCATTAGAAGCAGATGATGCAAGTGCAAAGACTGCATCTGTTACAAAGAAAACAAATCTTCGTAATGCACCAGCAGCTAGTGCAATTACAGATGCAACAACAATTGCAGAATTAAAAGCAGCATGGGATACTAGCCTGTTAGGTGATAGCCCCTACGCATAAGGAGTTAGGTTATGGCACTAACACAAGTAACAGGTGATGGTCTTAACGTAGGGGCAATTAGTAGTGTTAACTCTGAAGGGGGTGGCACTACTACCTCTGTAGTACAAGGGTTGGCAAAGGCTTGGATTAACTTAAATGGAACAGATACTATTGCAACAAGAGATAGCCTTAATATAAGTGGTGCAACTGATAGTGGTACTGGAGTATATTCTGCAAGTTTTAGCGCAAGTATGGGCAGTATCAACTATACGGCTGTTGGTGCAGCAGGTGGTAACAACGATTACTTTGCTTTTTCTGGTTCTGGTACAGGTGGTGCAAGAGGCGATTACATGATTACATCAGCTTCGTCTATTCCAATAGTTTCCTCTAGGATTAGTGATAATGTTGAAGTGGACAATGCTACAATATTTACGCAAATTGACGGAGATTTAGCATAATGCCATACATAGGAAAAAGCCCAACAAACGGTGTAAGAACACGCTACCTGTATACAGCTACTGATGCACAGACAGCGTTCTCAGGTAGTGACAGCAGTTCTAATGTTCTTGTGTACACAGATGGTATGTACATGGATGTGTATCAGAATGGTGTACTACTTAAACCTACCACAGACTATGCCGCAACAAACGGCACAACTGTAACACTCACAACAGGCGCACAAGGTAACGATGTGCTTGAGATGGTTGTGTATGATGTGTTTAACATTCAAGGTAACTACACTAAGACTGAATCAGATACACGCTATCCTTTTAAAGGTAACAACAGTATTATACGCCTTAATGGTCAGACAATAAGCAATGACCTTACAATAGATAGTGATGAGAATGGTATGTCAGCAGGTCCTATTACACAGAGTGCCACAGTCACTGTTAATGGATATTGGAGTATAGTATGACCAGTATATTAAATGTAGATACGATTGTGGCAAAGGATGGTACTAGTCCTGTTGCGTTGACCAAACA